ATAAAATGGCAATATCATACAATACTGGCACTTTAAAGTCCAGTGATATCACAGCTTCTACCACCTCTGCTGTAGGTACGGCTCCCGATAGGAGACGGATATTTAATTTTGGAGACAGGGTAGCAGAATTAGCCCCTGAAGAATCTCCATTCTTCGTGTATCTTTCTCAAGTAGCCAAAGCACCTACCGATGATCCAGTATTTCGTTACTTGGAAAATCGTAATAAAATCAACTTTACTGACCGTTCTCTTCTTTTGAAAGGAGATGTTAATGGTGGTTCTGCTGTTTCCGCAGGAACGTCTTATGCGTTTACTGCTGATACTGCTGGTGGAGCTTCTGTTGACTATCTTTTAAAGGGAATGGTTATCGCTGTTCAAACCGCATCCCGTACAGGTGATCTTGGAATTGGACAAGTGGTTGTTCGTGTTGATTCAGCAGTAACACATGGTAGTAGCGAAACTTCGTTTACAGGTAAGATTATTGACGTATCCAATTCAGGTGTAACTGGATACAATGTTCTTTCTGATAATGATGCGGCTCAGATAATCGGTACTTCCTTCGAGGAAGGTTCTGGTTCTCCTGACGTTTTCTCAACAGAGCTTGAAGATAATTATGGGTATACCCAGATTTTCAAGACAGCCGCCGAGATGACAAACACAGCGTATGCAACTCGCTATCGTGGGTATGCAGACGAGTGGAGCAGACTATGGGCTGATAAACTACGTGAGCATAAAATTGACATTGAAAGAGCTATGCTCTTTGGTCAAAAAGCTCGTCAAGGTGGCATTCAATATTCTGAAGGCCTTATAGGTCACATTCTTAAAAATGTGAATCCAGTTGTAAATACAGATGACTTTAGCTATAGCTCAGGTAGTTCATACTATCGAAGCGTTGCACAGGAAGAAATGACTTACGATAGATTGCTTAGCGATCTTGAAGTAATCTTTGATCCTGCTCGTGGTGGTGCTTCTGACAAGCTAGTCTTGTGTTCCTTACCAGTGATTACGTTTTTTAACAAGTTAGGCGATGGAAAATTCTTAGATGCTTCTATGGGTCATTCTGGTAATAATTACAGAATGGACATGACAACTAGGAATGGTGCTTTCGGTCACTCCGTAATGGTAATTGATACTATTCACGGAACACTTAACCTTGTTAAAGAGCCACTTTTTAGAGGAATTGCGGCTGGTTATATGCTAATGGCTGACATGAGTCAAGTTTCTTATCGTCCTTTGATTGGAAATGGAATTAACCGTGATACACAGGTTATGACCAATGTTCAAGGTGCTGATGAGGATTTGAGAAAAGACATGATTCTAACCGAAGCTGGTTTAGAAGTAAGTCTTTCTGAGTCTCATGCTTTGTTTAACTTAGAACACAATTAAGGAGTTAGATAATGAAAACAGCTAGTTTAAATGCAAATAGTTCAAGCTTCCAAACTGGTGAAAAAGCGTTTCAAAAAATAGACAACTCTGCGGCAGTGGCAAGAACACTGACTGCGGCTGAGTCTGGAACTCTTTTCGCTGTAGATATGTCTACGGTTGACAATAACGTAGCTTTAACCTTGCCAACGGCATCTGATGCCATAGCAGGTTGTAGCTATGACTTTTGTTTTACTGTTAACTGTGACGATGATGCAGACTTTAGCATAACAACTGGAGCAAACGGAACTGATATATATGGTTACGTTGTTGCAGGTGCGGCTAATAGTACAGTAGACGATGTTGATGGACTCTCAAAAATAACCGTAGATGGTTCTGTTTCTCAGGCTATCGAAGGTTTAAGAATGACTCTTATCTGTGACGGTGTGAATTGGCATCTAAGCGGATATATTCCAGTTGCTATTGGAACAGTTGTTCTTGTTGAGTCAGCAAGTGCTTAATCCGAATATATAAGGATAACAGTTTTAGGTGCTGTAGGGGTTATCAATAAAAGGTAACCCCTAAAACCTAAAAAGGATTAACTATGAATAAGTGTATACATTGTAATAAAGAAAATAAAAACAACTGGTTTTACTGTAGGTCTTGCGGAAAGAAAGCTTCTGAAAGTAAATTTACTACTAATATGTGGATGACATCACAGATGGGAAAGAGAACAGATGTAGAGCTATCAGTACAGTCCATATCTGAAAATACAACTAAGATGAGAAAGAATTTAGGTTATGGCGGTTAAGAAGAAAGATTCAAGATTAAAAAGAGCTGGTGTGGCTGGGTTCAATAAACCTAAGCGTACTCCGGGTCATCCTAAGAAATCTCATATTGTGGTTGCGAAAGTAGGAGATAAAATTAAAACAATACGTTTTGGACAACAGGGCGTAAAAACAGCAGGGAAACCGAAGGTCGGGGAATCTGCAAAACAAAAGGCAAGACGTAAGTCATTTAAAGCTAGACATGCTAAGAATATAGCTAAGGGAAAAATGTCAGCGGCTTACTGGGCCAATAAGGTAAAATGGTAATGAACAAAAAAGTAAAAGCTCCAAAAGGTTATCATTGGATGAAAGCTGGAAGCGGTTATAAGCTAATGAAGCATAGTGGTGCGTTTAAAAAACATAAAGGTGCAAGTCTTATGGCTGATTTTAAAGTTCAGATGAGGCATGCAAAACCTAAGAAGAAAAAGTAGTGGCGACAGCAAAAAAAAGAGATCCTGCCAAGTGGGCAAGAGCAAAGGCAAAAGCAAAAGCTAAAATGGGTGGTAAGCACTCTGCTAGGGCTATGCAACTTGCTGTAAAGTATTATAAGGATATGGGGGGAACATATTCTGGTAAAAAGTCATCTAAAAATAAACTATCTAAATGGTCAAAGGAAAAATGGGACTATGTTAGTAAAGGTGATAAAAAGAAACCAAAGAAGAAACGTGGTCGTTATTTACCAGAAACTGTTAGGAAAAGTTTAACCAAAAGTCAGAAAGCGGCTACAAATAGAAAGAAAAGAAAAGCTACAGCATCTGGAAGACCCAAGGCAAAGTATAGTAAAGCAGTAGCAAGAAAAGTGAGGAGAGCTAAGTAATGGCTACATTTAAAGCACAGGTAGAAGGATTAACAAGTCTAAGTATAGATGGCAGTAGTGCACCAACACAAACTGAGCTAACTCAATTCTTAACAGATGGTGCTAAAGAGATTTTAAATACGTTACCAAGATCAAAACAATCTTTGTTTACAACTTCAAACGATTTAAACAGTAGCAGTTCAAGCCTTACGCTTTTGGGTTCCGAGGTGTTTAGTGTCACTAGAGACGATGGTACGATTAATCAACCATGTAGAAAAGTACCTCCTGAACTAAATGGACGTATCAGAGACGCTGATGATATGATGGCGGCCACCACTACAGACCCAGCCTACTACATTACAAATAATATTTTAGTTGTCGTACCTTCACCTACTAACGCTCAGAACGCTCATGTACATACACTGAATTATCCTGCGGTTGCTTTTGGTGACAGTGCTATTGCTAAGTTTCCAGACGATGCTGAGTATTTAGTTCCTATTTACGGTGCAATAAAATCGTTGCAAAATTTAATGGCTAGTAAGTCTAGCAATACTGACATCATTACTGCTTTAACAGCAATTAATACTGAGATAGATGAGTGTTTAAGTGTAGCTGATAATATGCACACTGAGATTGCATTGATAAATGATCATGTTGACCTTGCAAAAAATGAAGCGGATGAAATAACTGCCTTTACAGACGGAAGTGCTACTATTAACACAGCTTTAACAGCAATGAACACAGCGGCAGATAAATTTAGAGAGGATAATGCAGACCCTTCTTTGTTTGGGGATGAAAGTGTCTATACAACTGGCACAGGTTTAACCTCTGTAAAAACTCATGTTGATAGGGCTATTAGTTATATAAATGGAGATTTTCCAAATGCTAATTATGATTTAGCGGCCAATTTAGCGGACATCGACAGTGAGTTAACCAATGAGGATACAGAGCTTGCTAGCGGTAGGATTCAACAACTTCAAGCTACTTTAAATTCTGTTGATGCTGATTTAAAAATAGCAAGGGCCTACATAGAAGAATGGAATACATTGTCTGACACTTTAACAAAAGAAGTTAACGCTTTTGCTAGTGAGGTA